TGTATCCATAATTGTTATTGTTGAATATACCATATGTCGTTCCCCATGCTGATGCACTAGGACCACTGGTGTATCCGCTGGCACCAATAACAACTACCCGGAGTTGGTTGCCCAACTCGCCTGAGTATTTGGATACAATTGCTGCTGTTCCACCTGTACTATATCCATCTGCGGTTCCACCACTAAATCCACCTGCACCCCCAACAGAGCATGAGTTTGCATAAGTTGAACAACGTCGAACAAGTAGGGGATTACCATAACTTAGGAAGTTTGCAGCAACCCACCAGTCCATTCCGCCAGTACTAGTGGTAGGAGGACCGAAAGTTTTATAGAGTTCGTTTTCGTTGGAAATTTGCACATTAGATCCAGTTGGTCCCCATTCAAAGCGACCAACGAAACCCGAAACAACGTTCGATACGTTCTTTGAAAACGAAGTTAGATTGGATTTGGAAACATTTACGTTTGGACTGACATTGAAAGCCATACTTTATCCCCTTAATTCATAGTAGGAATTACTTATTATTGACACTATTATGTATGAGTTTCTTCTTTTTCACCAAATATCCTTTTTCTCCCATCTATCTGAACCATCCCAAAAACTAGTTTCCTCTACACCGTCGTCTATTATCCCGAAGAATGAAATTTCGTCTTCTAATTCTTCAATCTCTTCTTTATATATGTCAGTTCTAATATCAACATCTGTCAAATTCTTAAAATAATCCTGTCTTGTGAGCCAACAAAACAAAACAAGAGTCATTACTAAATCGTCGTTGTATCCATCGTCTGCTTCGTATGATTGACGTTTTGCGACAAATGTGGTGAGTTCATGTATAACATCAACATCATCAATGATAATCCTATCAGACTCTACTAGAGATTTCAAAACAGAGCATCCTAATTTTTTAACGGGAATGGTTGTTCGTACCCCGAAGTGTGAATTCTTACCACCAAATCCACCTGTGATAGTTTGTCCCTTTCTGCCCATATAAGAAGACATGAGAACATTTTCATATTCTAAATCCTCATGCAACACATCCGCAACCTGTGCGCCTATATCATTAATTTCAACAAGAACGAATGCTCTGTTGTATTGTTTTGCCAATGAACGTATTACAGTCGGGAACAGCATGGGTGATATAAGGTTATTTCTATACTTCGCTACTATCCTATATGGAGTTTTGTGGATATCAATTACTGTTAGCGCGCTGTAGTCCTTACCAACTCCTCTGGCCGGATCGACACATATAATATAAGTGTGGTCTTTTGCAGGTTCTTCGTAAATGTCTACACCTTCTCGGTTAGATATTTTTGGGGGTTTATGCACCAATGAGTGAAGTTTGGAGGATGCTATAAGGGTTGAACTACTGCCAAGGAAATCGCACTCAAATTCGCTCTGGAATTGTTCTTCACTTGTGTTTGCAATAGTTTCTTGCTTCCATTTCTCTCCCCGCAAAGGACCACCTGGGTACAGAGGAACTTGGTTCCAATGAACTTCAAATGGAGAATATTCATTTCTACCCGCTTCTCCTTTTTTTCTATTGGCACCAATCCAGTACCTATAAAACATATTCAAACCATTAGGAGTAGATACCATCATCACTTTTGTGCTTTGACCAGATGTAATGGTAGGGTATACTGAACTGAAGAATTCTTCTGCTATGTTGTTGGGAACGTGGGCAAATTCATCAAGCATGATGCAGTTAAATGAACCACCACGAACCGCACTGGCAGATGTGGATGACGCCAAAATTTTAGAGCCATTCTCCAATTCAATACTACCTTTATTCCATTCTATTATTCCTTGTTGTAGCCATAGAGGAAGGTATTCATATGTCAATTTCAATCTACTAAGAATTTCTCGGGATGTGGTTTGCTTATTTGCAAGAATAGCAACAGATATGCTTTGATTAAAAAGAACATAATGCAGAAGATATGAAACAATAGTCGTTGATTTACCACTCTGTCGGGGAAGTTTTGATATAGTGAACCTATTATCATGAATATTCTGCACAAGGTTTTTTTGATATTCATATAACTTAAATGGAACAAGACCCAAATCTAAATGTACAATCCGAATATACTTTTCAATAAAGTAGATGGGATCATTGGCACACTTGATATATTCCTCTACCTGCTCTGGAGTAAATTGAATATCTACACCAGCAGGTTTGAGATTTGAATTTCCTAAATATCCACCACGTTTATCCGTCATCTGTACTTTCTATTTCATCCTGTAATAATTTATTCCTGCTTCGAGACTGGTTGATTAAGTCTTGAAGATCACTAGTAGAACCAACATAGATTGAATTGTTAGTCGTGTTATTTTGCTTATATTCAATTTTATTGATGTCTGATGCTTTTTGATGAATGCCTATTAGATCGTTATTCATTTCCGAAACGGTTTTAAGTAATTGGGAAACGACTTCATATGCTCTTGGTGCATCACCATTTTCGGCAACGCTCAATATACCTTCTATCGCAATTTTACCCGTTCCAATTAAATCCAATAGGTTGGTTCTAGCATCTTTAAAATCGACCTTACGACACTCTTCACTCAAAATTATATCAGCATTTCCCACAGAAGAAATTTCATCAGATTCGAGAACTTCTGGTACTATTTCTTTAGTGACTTCAAATGCCACATCTAATGCTTTTGATATTGATTCGTCTGTTTCTTTTTTTCTATCACGCATATGTATTTCCATAAATGTCCATTCCACCAGAACCGGTAGAACCACCAATAAACTTATTAGTATTTATATCATCTGTGTAATTGAAGTCTTCGCGGTTGATATCTCCACTAACTCCATATACAAATCTATTTGCTGCACCACCAGGACCAGTTCCACCAGTACCTCTAGGAACATTCCAATTGTCCTCTTCATTGAAGTCAAAGAACACAACATCTGCGGAACGAACAGTTTTTTGTTCTTTTGTTGGTCCGAAGATATAAGTCTTAGCAGTAAATGTATATTGGGTGGTTATCAATCGTCTAGTGTCAAAGTTACCTTCGTATTCTTCAGATAATGTGACATCATTTAGTGTAATAGGAATATCCACCTTTTTATTGATATCATTAAAGTTGATTGTCATTGTAAAGTCTGGTGTGAAGTATGGTAATATTTGCTCTGTTATCTGAAGAGCATCATCCATATTTCTGACATACGATTGAACAATAAATGAAATGTCATATGGAACCTCCGCATATACAAATTCACTTTTAGTGGGGTCGGAACTCGGCACCATGCGTCTTGTTAGGGAATTTCGTTTTCTTGAGGAGTCGTATATGTAGTTGGTAATTTCAAAGGACATGCGAGGAAGGTCAACTACTTTGTTATCGTCCGAAATGCTACTAGTTTCCATAATTCTTCGGATAAACTTTTCTTTAGCACCATAAGACAAAGGAACTCTTATTTGTTCCTTCTCAGTACCATCTGAATTTTTTCTGGATATTAAAATATTATTAAACAACGAACCGAATCCAATGACGGTCTTGCGAATTGATTCTTTATAAAAATGTGTAAACATCAGTAACCTTCTTTATATCTTTGTTCGACGAGAATGTTCCATTTTTCTGTATTAGAAACAACACGAGTGTTTCTAATAATCGCCCTCACTGAAAGGATCAACGTCAGTAAAGTCAAATATATCATCCCTATCCCCAATAAACTGGAAGTCCTCATTCTGACCAGAATTGTCGTCAACTACCGGTTCTTGTGGGATCACAATTGTAGTAGTTTCGGTAGCAGTTGTGTGATATTCTGCACCCGACACAGCACCTATAACGCTCTCTGTGGGGTTCGTATTGAGCGTCCCTACAACGTTTGTGATTCCGAGGGTCTTACCCTCCAAATTCCAATTAATCGCTGTGGCAGTCGCTGTAGCGTCTCCTAGCGTCCCTCCTGTGGTTCCTGAGACTTGGAAGATAGTTTCACCAGAAAAGAAGTTTGAGTACGCGATGCCAGATATCTGATTACCTAAAGATAGGTTAATCATGAATTGCTTTCGTTCTTCTTCTACATTATCAATATCACTAATACCAACATCGATGTCTTCGTGGGAGTAAGTAAACACATCACAGGATAGAACGTATGTGTAGAGTCTTCCCAATTGATAAAATGGATTTTCATGTTCAACAAATCTAATTTCAAATAACGTTTTACTCAAAGGAAAATAAATCAAATCTCCCTCTCTGGGTCTTTTGATATCTTCATATGTTGATATAGTTTCCTCGAAACGTCTACGAGATACAACCAGCGTCATACTATCTTTTATTTCAATTCCAAACTTACTGAGTATGTCCCCTTCACCCTCAAACCCATCGACGTTTTGAATATACATTTCAAGTTCATAACCATCGTCGAATTGTGATACGGTGTCTTCACCGAAAAGTTCATCTAGATTTACTAGGGTTCTAGGAATGTATATAAAATCCTGACCCATCGATTTGATGGTTTCAATAGTTAGGTCTTCAACTATGTCAGCATCACCGACATATTTCTTAAAGTAAGGGTTCGTTGCCATATTATCCCACCGTGAAGTTGACCGGTAATTCGTACGCTAACAATACTTCTTGTTCCAGTCTTAATATCTCTTCGTTTGCTTCTTGTACTATTTGACCCCCACGCATAACCGCCCCACCGGGAAGAGCAACATTGTCAAACTTGGAAAGGTTGTCCCCCCACTGCTTTTTTAATAGTGCTGTAAAGTATTTCTTTAACAATATGTCGTTGTATATTTCACCAAACGTATCAGGATTTAATGCAACATAAGCCTCAATCAAAAGATTCTTACCCACCTTAACATCTTCAGACCAGTCCATTTCAATATGTAATTTGTTGGTGACTTTATTGAATTGTATTTGCTTTTCGGGTTCAAATTGCTGCTCAATAAGACTAATATATCTCTTTGTGCTAGAATACGATGCTATACCCATAGCAGTACCATTGAACAAATTTCGATTAATTCCAAAATAATCATTCAGTGCCATCTGATACCTAACATTAAACATATTAGATGTACCTGCACCAAATCTGAAAACACGAACTACACTTACTACATCTTTTCCTGTTGGGGTGTCCCCCTCACCTTCACCACTTGCGCCATTGATAGCACCGAAATTATTAACATTAAGAAACCCCTGATCTATATCGTCTTGGGTTACTTGATAGTTAAATAAAGCCTTTTCTACGCCATCAAAATGTCGTTCAGTGAAAAACTGAATAGCATCCTCAAGACGTTCTTCTGCTTGTTGTCTATCAACATTTATTTCAATGACAGGCGAACCCAGTCGCCTAAAAGAATAATCAATTAAACCATCTTTTGTGGTAATTGCTGCCATTATACATCTCCTTTACATATTATGTATAATGACGGGGATGTAGATTTTGATTATTCTTTTTTCTCTTTTGGTGTCGGCTCTTTTGGAGGTTCTGGTACATCGGGGAGAGATACTGCAATATTGCGAATATCTTCTGGTTTCATGTTTTCTATATAGAACCTTCTAGTTGGAGTATCTCCACCCTCACCATCTTCCGCAGGTTCATAGTTTGCAAATCCTGGCATATCTAAAGGACAATGTAATTTTGGGTAATCTAGTTTGCTATATTCATCACCATCTGACATCAACCAGGTTCCCTTTCGGTCACCACAACCACATCCGCCACAATAATTCTTACCCTTAGTCTTGCTATCTTTCAGGTATTCACAAGGTATGAGTTCATCACTATTTCCAAAGCAACTCAACACCCTGAGTTGTTTTGTTGCCTCATCAATTTTTTTATTATTAACACCACGCGACACGATTGCTGATGCAAAATTTTTCATCATTCCCATTTTATCCTTCAATGATGATTTCGCAAAACTCTTATCTTCCATACTAAAAATATCTCCATTATGTTAATGTATTGTTAATTATACTCAAGTTGTTACCCCACTCATATTTCAAATCCGTCAAAGAGGCTTGATTTATTGTAGCAGGATTTCCAGACAAGTCAATTGTCAATTTACTTGTATTATTATTTATAGCATATTCCTTCAAAACGTTAAAGAGTATAACAACATCTGCTGTTCCAATATTATTTCCAGCAAGATTCAACTGCGTTAAGTTTGCAGGGATGATGTTTTTGTCCGCATCAATAAAGGGGATGTAACTCAATTTATTGTTTGAGGCATCAATATGAACACATTCTCCAAACACTTCCGTAACTGATCCTTGCAGGGATATAGAATTTATCTTACAATTGTTCATATGGAGTTCCTTGACTCCTGTGTTTTTGGGCATTGAAATATAGGAAAGATTTGTGTATGATATATCCAAAATGTCAATTTTACTATCATCCTTAATGTCCAAGATTACTAATGGGTTGTCACTTGCATCAAGTTGACGTAATCCAGTCCCTTGGTGTAATGTGGGAACGTTTAGAGATGTTATTTTGTTATTTGAAACATCCAAAGAACCATCGCCATTAAATTGTCCAAACCCACTCAAATCAATTGCACCTATTTTGTTATATGATATATCCAATGAATATAGGTATGGATGACTCAATATGTTAATAGAAGAAAGATTGTTTCCGGAACAATTCAGTACTTCTAGAGAATCAGAAGATGGTAAATTTAATGTGTCTAATGCGGTGTCGTTGATAAATAATTTTCTAAGATTGATTTTAGACGATAAATTTAAAGAATCGTTCTGATAATGCTTTCTTATTTCAATCTCACCACCCATATTTATATGATTGCTGCAATAGTAATATAATCTATTTGGCGTTGATTCTGTAATGGTTATTGTCGCGTGTGATCCTTCCCTACCAACTTCACCAACAGAAACGTTCGTGTTATATGGAACCCCTCCATCATGAAGTCCGTTTGGTGTTTCAGAGAATCTTAATGTGTGGTGAGTACTATAATCGTCGGAGGGACGTAAAGATATATCAGAAAGATCAAACGTATATGTTTGACCGACATATAAGAATATTTTATCTTTAGGAATACCATTTATCTCATATTGACTTCCTGTACCATCAGATTTACCAATCACACGAACGTTGAATAAATTCTTCTTTCCTTGCACATTAAGAACTTCCACCGAAGAAGAAATATTCTCCAAATTGAATCCGCTGTCTGGCATCACATCTAATTTTTTAATACCATCCAACAAATTCATATTTATACCATGGATGTCCAAAAGTCTATATCTTCCTCTGCTATCCCCCTCAATCAGAGACAATGTTCTAATTTTTCCTAATGGTGCATTGTTATGAACTAACAATTCTTTACCCTCAATTGCTTTAACTGCTTTATTGTGGTTTGGTCTTCTGATTTTCATACTATCAGCAGGAAATCTCATTGGAGGCATTATGTCTTCTTTTATCCTATAGTAGAAAGTAGGTAAAGAATTAACGTCATCTTCATACGACGAAGATATAAAGTCAATAAATCTTCCCGGCATCCCTCGTTTAATGAATGAAGTGTAGTTACTATATGTGGGGTCAAGCACAGACGAACCCTCGCCAGAAGAATCGCCGGTCATATCAGTAAGAACCGAATTATAACAATGAGTTCCATTACCCATGTATATACCATTAGAGTTCACACAATCATCTCTTGTGTAGAAATTATTACACACCCCATTAATAGAGCAAGAACCAACAGGATAACCATAAGAAGCAGAACCCACATCATCATATGCATAACCATCTGGGTTGTCGCCCGGAAAACTGTTGTATGCTGTTTTTATGTCTTCGGGTGTAATACCACAACCCTTGAATATGTGTTTCATTTGTATGGTGCTGTTCCAATCTCTTGATATAACTTCACACCATTTCCGCGTTGTCATAAATGCCAATTTGTTGTTTTGATTTATTTCAGACCCAACAGGGGCGTATGTATACAAACACGATCCTATTTCATCATCTTTATCATAGCACGAATAACCATCTTGACATTCGTGACAATCGCCTCCTTCAACAAAAATCCATTCACTATTTAGATAATCATTCTGGACTATTTCCCGACAACCAAGTTCTGTGACCGAATCAACACATTTTGGTTCACCTATAGTTCTACAGCATTTACCAGTGGGTTCTTGTTTTGCACAATTTTGGAGCATTGTTGATGAGCAATCATATCCCGAAAAGAACTCACCCCGAAGTTGATTACAGGTTGTTGCATCTGTCATGTTGCAAGTATTTGAATGACAACATGCACCAAACATTATGTTTTGACAATTGGTGGTTTCACATCCAACCTGACCCAAATACATCCCATATGAATTTAAACACACATCTTCTGGTAAGGAGAAGCATCCGTTGTGTCTACAACATGCATGATTTATTCTTTCGTCTCTTTGACACACTTCACTTCCACATACTTCATCATCAAAGAACGTTCCACCTATCGCAACACAAAATGCTTCTGGGTTTCCTCCCCAACGAGAATCGGTATTGTCCATATATTGACAGGGGATATCATAGCCAATAGAAGTTACATTACAACAAATTCCCGATGATGCAGGAATTAAATTACTCCCGTCGCAACCAGAACCAAAATCAGCGGTTGCTCCGCTAATTTCTCTACAAGATTCATTCGTACAAATTCCAGCAAACACAATTCCATCTGCGCAACAATCAAAAAGAGTTTGACTTTCGCAATCTACAGATTGACATGTCTCTCCCATATGGAATTTGTGTGTGGGAGTTGTAGGATCTAATTTTTTGATATTGCAATAATCTTCTGTTACACTATCTACACATGTACCATCACATGCGCAACACGCACCCAGAACTGATGGAGTATTTATTGGTATTGCATCACATGTTGAATCTCCATTTGCACAGGTTGTACCCATACCCAAAAATACCCCACCCAAATCAGAACATTCTTTAAAATTCAAACCATCAGAATCATTACATACTTTACCTTCACCAATAGCATAGCAACACGCACCGGTGAATCCACTTGGCTGATATGTTACATTTCTGGTTCTAAATTGTATAGACATTATTCACCCAATTTTCTTATTCGTATTGTTGCTGTTTTCCTAGATTTATTGTCTACGGATCGGACTATTTGAAAAGCATAATTCTCGTCAATATCTATTATTTCCCCTTCATTCTTTTGCTTTAATTTTTTCAACGGACTCATAGTTTCTAGTGTGTTGTAGACAAACACATTCTTCTTTTGTATTGAATCCTTAGCAAAGTCTTTCTCTAAAAAATTCATAGGAACTGAAGATCCTATTTGATTTCCACAAACTGACCAATCGGGCAGCGTAATGAACCTAAATTCATATTTATCTTGATATTGAATATCCTTGTTATTAAATATTGTCTCAAAGTTACAAAAGTTTGTTTTTCCCGTGGACGAAACATTACCAACATTCACGCTGCTACACGAAAATGAATTATCTATTGGTTGGTTTCTATAGTTTCTATTTGTTAAGTTAGAATATAAACACAATCCTGTTTCGGTTGTATCTCCATAGTAACCATAGCAAGGATGTCCACCAACATCAGGATATTGATTCTCCTGAAAGTAGGAATTAACACAACTACTACAAAATGATTTTTTAGAATAAACTCGCCTACCATCTTCTAGACAACATGTTCCATTTGGATCTTTATTGCCGGATATTATACTATATGATTTTAGTGGTGTGTGTTTCAGTGTCTTAGACATTAGTTTCTGCTCCTGTTTCTTGGTCCGCTTGGAGGAGTTGTGTTACGCGGAAGTCCAACAGGAATTGCATCTGGGTTCGGTAAAACGCAAGTGCAATCCGTTTCTGGGTCATGACATTTTGTTCCTACGCCCATAAAAATAGGTGGTTGTTCGCCATCGGTCACTCCAGGTGGTTCGCTAAAGTAACCTTCTATACAAGTTATTTCATAATCACCCTCTACGTTTTGTAAATAACACCATGCTCCTGGAATGTTCTCTTGGCCCCCGCCTGCACCATATGCAGTGCAACAATCATTGTCACTACAAAACATTCCTACACCCAAGAACACACCATTTCTACCATCACATATTTCCAGAGTAGTGTCTTCACAACTATCCGGTCCTTGACAACATGCACCAATTGATGCTTCTTCAGATGTGCATGGATTTGGACAATTAAATCCTGCTATACCACACCCTTCACCCAACCAGAACACCCCACCAAACAGATCACATTCATATAGTGTTACATTGGATACACAATATGCCTGACCAGTTAATGAATTGTAATTTGTGCAGCAAGCACCCCTTTGATAAAATCCACAATTGGATGTGAAGCAACTAAAGTTTTCATTGAAGTTGCCACCATTTCTGTTGCAATATTCTTCTGTCACAAATTCATCACAACTACCATTCAAATAACAACAAGAACCATAATCACTCAACGTGTCATCTGTTATACCATATCCACAAGCAGAAACGGTAGCAAACCACGATTCCCCTCCATCGATGGTTAATAGATTTATTATATCTGTTCCTTTAGTGAACGGAGGACTTTCGTTGAATTTAAATTTGCTAGAGAATTCAATTCCCAGTGGTCCTTCTTCAACGAAAAGAGTCATTGATATTGCTTCACCATATCTGTTCTCCTCAACATATGGATCAAACTCTCCAGAGAGTCCTGAAATTTCTCCCACATTAATATCTATTAAGTTGAATGGCGCAACTAAGGTTTGAACATTACCATCTGCTACGTTTAATGTGACATCATTGTTTGTGTTGTTTATTGACCAATCATATCCAATACCATCTCCGTTGTTCCAAAGACGAATTATTTCATCATCGGTCAAACTTCTTCCCCACACACTTAACGCCTCTGTTCTTCCGTATAAAGGAAACGATCTTGAGTATTCGGGGTTGTCTCTAAAATTGTCATATTCGGGGTAGCCAGGAGCATATCCCACGAACATGTTGAAATTGTTATTACGCAACTTATATGTTCCAGCATTAATATCACTTGCTAATTTTTTACCGTTATGATAAACAGAAAGTCCATCCTC